AGACCTGTCCCGCTTCCCGGAGTAGAAAAAGCAGAAGAAAGAACTCTCAACCCCGAACCGCCATTTACATCCAAAGTTGTCCCCGGACTCGTCGTCCCGATGCCGACACGACCATTTGTGGTATCTATATTTAATACATTTGTCGTTAAATCCGCTTTATTAAATTGAATAGCAGTAGTGCTGTCTGCGGGGGCACTAATGATAGTCTGCGTTGTGGAGACTTGGATTGATTTAACAGTTGCATCAGTATCAGCTGCTATTATCCTATGTAATACAGAATGATCAGGACTATTTAAAAAATCTGTGGATAAAGGTTGTGCAATAGCCATATAATAAAGAATTATCTTTACGCCATTATTATATCACGAGTACTCGACTTTTAACCAATTTTCTGGAGTTTTTCTTTTAAAATAGTAGAAGAGGTTCCTTCTGTTATATTATAGACTCAGCTCTACTACAAATACCGCACCACTATTGAAGGCTGCATCAAAAGCTATTGCCATAAATCACAAAAAACCCAGAATAATCTCTGGGTTCTCCATCAGGGACTTACAAAAAGATGCGCGTTGCACGGATCTCCCGCCCCGATGGAGAACCCAAAGACTGCAACGCGCTTCTCCTTAATTATAACTCACGCAAGGTATTCATGATAATTTCTTGTTTTCCCGTTCTGCCATAAATATCAGGCATTCCTTCGCCGTGCACCGCCCATTTGTCATAATACGTGGTTCCTGCGTCTTTTACGCCTGTTTTGCCTGTTTTAGGAGAGACAGTAGAGTACCACCAGTGAAATGAAAATGATAATCCTGTACCTAAACAACGATATCCACGCAGTTCATTAGATTCATTCTTCGTTAAATATCCCCTTCTATTCATGTCATAATCCTCTCCCCCGCCTGGCCAAAACACCTCATCCAACCATACTCCAGGAATATTACCTTTCACTTTATCTAGTGCTTCCCGTTTAAATACTGGACACCACATACAAATCCCATCAATTATATGGCCTTTTCCTATTTCTTTTACCATTTTGTCATATTCTTCTTCTGTAAATTCCTCTTTATAATCCCATCCAGGATGATTCACGGGAATATCTCCAGAAGCGCGAGGATTACGCGGTGATGATGGATTCACGCATAATGCCTGTTTATCATACCGTTTGAACGTCTCTATAATCCCATCCCACCATTTTACATTTAACATTTCCACATCATCATTCATTAATGTTACGAAAGGCGTATCAGACAGGCGTATGCCCCAATTACATGCCTTCGCAAATCCCAAATTACGATTTGGTCTTATATGAACATCTACCAAATCATCAACCTGTTGATAAACTTCATTTTGATCCACTAAAATGACATAAAAATTTGGAGGCGTATGTTTATGCAATTTCTCCAATGATTTACGCAAATCTCCATAATTAAGATGAGGAATAATAAATGTATTTTCTTTCATAATAAAGCATCATATTCCGCCAACATGCGGTTTAAGGGATAATTATCAATGACGTATTGCCGATATTCTTCTGGTATATATGTCGGATACATAATTTTAGCAGAAGCCTTCTCTGGATCATCCCATAACCATTCTTTAGGCCAAACATTCTCCGCGCCATAAAAATGATGAACTACTGGTATTAACCCTTTCATTGCCGCTTCTCCGATGATATACCCGAATGCTTCTTTAAATCCTGAAGTAAGAAGAAAAGTTTTATCTTCCAAAAATTCATTCACATCTGGCACTTCATCATAAAAGGTAACTTTCAGATTATTGCGCTTTATAAAATCCAACACATACGCCCTGCGCCAATTTCGTAATTCTTTTCCCACCGCGTGCAATTCGTAATTAGGAAGTTTTAATAAAACAAGAAGCGCAAGTTCAAAACATTTTTTTTCGTTAAATGGGCCGAACCATGCAATTTTACGATCGAAATGTTTACGAAACGTAAATTTCTTGTCGTCAATACCATGCTTGATAGAATGGATTTTAAGATGTGGATATCGTTCTGCAAAATGCATATAAGAATCGACATGATCCTGTATATGCTGAGCAACGAAAATTAAATCGTGAACCCATATCCAATTTACATTAGTTGCAGCTCCAACCCATCCTGTAATATCATGACAACGAACTATTATTTTTTTATTTTTTAATTGACCTCCTGAAATTTGTTTCCATATATTATCTTCCTCATGTGATGCTCGTGCAATATCATTCCCAAGATCATCAAAAAATAAAACATCTGCATTTATACAAAGTTTAGGATCAAACATTTTATCACGCAAAACAATATAACCTAATGATTCCCAATGAGCAATGAGATCTTTTGTGAAACGAAAATTATTAACATCAAAAACAGCGATGATCATGTTATCTTTTTTAAGCCACTAATAATATTATTTCTTTTTTTCATCTTTTTCTTTCCTATTTTTCTACTTTTTAGTATCTCCTGAGTCCATGTAATTTTTCTTCCTTTAAAATCCTTTCTATAACGGGCGCGCAATTTAGAATTTTTTCTCCAAAATTTTTGCATCGCACGACGTTTTTTCTTATTACGTTCAGGAGTATAATCATACGTTAAATGACAACTCCTACATAACTGAATGAACCATGCTCTCCGATTATCGCCCTTTTTATTATGAAGCATCGACCAATCAAAACAATCTGACTCATCTTCACATGAAGGATTTTCACAATGATCCGCAAAACCATAATTATTTCTTAACCAGGTATGTAACCATGTTATATTAGTAATTTTATTTCCTTTCCATGAAGGATGATCCTTACCATAATAATGAGGAGGATTTCTTTTCATAGCGATTCCCAATGCTCAATCAACATGCGGGAGAACTTGAACATCGTATTATCAAACATCACTATCTCCATAAAATTTTTCCTTTGACAGCATTTGTCGTGAAATTATCGTCATATATCTATCGTCTATCCGAATTAATGTATGAAGCAACCAACGTTGTTCACTTAAATTATTCAATACAGTTTCTAAGGGTTCCATAGTTGCACTATCGTATTCATCTATTTTAAATTTATACATAAAATCACCATCCTTTCTTTATACAATCGCAGATATAATCAACATCCTCCAAACTCACCTTCATATTGATTGGGAGACAAGTATATCTTGATTCAACCCAATCCATGTTTGGAAGATCATGTCTGCGTCCCCCGAATATTTTATATGCGTCATTCCTAATATGCACCATATTGGTTTCAATATCATAAAACTTGCACATTTTGGCGAATTCATCGCGTTTTTCGACCAAAACAGTCACTAACCAATATTTATTTACATCCCCATCAATCAAAGTGATGCCGTTAATTTCTTTCAAATTGTTCTTATAACGCTCAAAAATCGCCTTCCGATGCCTCAAAACCTCATCATAAACCCTCAAACCAGCTAAACCCATTCCCGCGGCAATATCGGTCATCTGTCGTTTATAGCCTAAAAGAAATATATCGAAAGTCATCTCTCGCTCCTTATATGCTTGCCATCCTTCCGCCCGTTTCTTTACACGATCTATCCCAAACCACCTTTTTAACTTCGCCACCCGATACTCTTCAGGATCATATACCGTGAGCATACCTCCATCGCCAGTCGTGATGCTCTTGATCGCTTGGAAAGAATTACATACATAATCTCCGTTAAATACACCAAGCGCCTGACACGCATCTGATATTACTTTAATGCCGCGTTCTTTCAACCCCACTTCCATTTCTCGCGGGATGACTGATTCGATTCCTCCCATGTGGACATTAACGATTGCTTTTGTTTTTTCTGTGATTCTCCTCTCAACGTCACCATAATCAATATTGAATGTATCTTTACGAATATCCGAAAAAACCAAATGCGCACCCATGCGAAGCAAAGGTATATTCGTTGCAGTACAGTTATGAAGGATAATACTTTTTGATACAAAATTATTATTATCCTCAACTTCAATACAGTAAACATATTTCAATCTTTTAGACAAATTCTTAGGCTTCCCTTTATGAATATATACCTTATCAGTAAATCTATTAGCGATTCCTAAATCCCACATTTTTTTATTAAATTTATTCTTTAAATGAACAGGCAATTTATATTCCATTGAGGGAGGAACGAATGGTGCTATTATTCCACAAAATTTATCTACTTCATTTTTTTTACCTATATATATTCTCCATTTTTCTCGTCCATTCTTTTGATAAGAAGCGTCTATATTCAATTGCTTTAATTGTTTTATTAAAAAACATATTTCTTTAAAATTAAAACAATCAGTACAAATTAATATTCGATATACCCCCTTTTTATAATATAAATTTCCATCATCTAAATACCACGTTGCAATAACAAGAGGAGTTAATTTTAAATCTTTTGGAATTATTTTTTTCCCATTTTTTAACCATCGCTTATTTTGTCCATGAATGGAAATATTAGAATGAATATAAAATCCCATCGCTTTTTTCGATTGTTTATATTTTTTCTTATTATAAATAGTAGTCTTAAATCCATTAAAAGCCTTCTCTTTAATTAATAACCATTCTTTCTGAGAAAATGTGTGTACACATTCTAATCTACATAATGCATTTTTATTATTAGATAATTTTAAATATCCATCTCCTAGCATCATTCCGTCAAATAATTCTTTTTGTTTATCATTAAGAGATGGTTCTGCTAAAATAAGTTTATCATTTTTATTCAATTCATCTGCTCTCTTCCATCCTTGTATGGTAAAAACTTTATGATCTCCTGTTAACCATACTCCTTCTTTCCACTGAACACTATTTCTCGCTTTCTGATGAGATATTTTTATCCAATCATTTCCTTTTTTTAAAAATTTATACCAACCTATCACTTTCTTAAATTCTATTTCTTTTGTAAATTGATTATAAGATAAAACCTTATCTTTATATTTTTCCTGTACTAATTTTCTTATAGAAATATATTTTCCATTTTCACATTGTATCTGTTCTTCTCCATATAAACATGTATAAGGCGTTGTAATAACCTCATCACCAAATTGAATACCCGCAAGTTCATACGCAGTTTCCAAAGCTGAACTTCCTGAATTAAACGCGAGAACATATTGTTGATTGAATTTTTTAGCAAACGCCTGCTCAAATTGGTCTACCTTTACACCTTGACCTATCCACCTACTATGCAAAGTATCCATCACTTCATTTCTCATGTCATCATTGACATAAGGATAGAATAAAGGAATTCTATATTTTTCTTCCATATAATTTTCGAAAATCAATTATTTGAAATCTTTTTCTACAATTACATGGTAAGCATAATGGTTGAATATTTTTTATATCATCTCTTCCTCCATAATTTAACGGTATCACATGATCAGCAGTTAATTTAATAAAAGGCTCCTTCCTATTACAACATAGACATCTATAGCCAAATTTTTTTTTCAAATCTTCCCATTCATCTAATGTATGATTACCTCCATTTTCCAATCTCCGAATAACCCTTCTCCTTTGCCAAAATGACCGTTCTTTTTTATGTAAAGATGCATATTTTTTAGCATATATCCTATTATATTTTAAATACCAATCCTGACTCTTATATTGCTTTCTTGATTCTTTATTTTTCTTATACCAATCTTCTGTCCATGACTTCAATTCACACATACGACACGAAGAACGAAATTCTTTATTCCTATTTTCTTCATTTCGATAACGGAAAAATTTTAAACTATTTAATTTAAATTTCTTGCATTTCGAACATCTTCTTAATTTTTTATTTCTATAAAATATTCTCTTCATATCATTTGCATCAAACGATTACGATGTTGAAACAACACCATCAATTCATGACATCGAATTTGAAATGTTAATTTATTATAAGCAATATTATTAGCTCTTCCTTGTATATGAATTCTTCTCTGCCAAGAACAGGGAGAATCTTTATCTAAATAATATTCTATTTTTTTTAAACAATCTTCAATATCTGAAAAATATATAACACCATCACCACATTCTTTTTCCATTTGAGGAGTAAAGCGCACAATATGAAAACCTCCTGCCAACATTACACAAGCAGTACGTACCGACCAATATCCTTCACATGAACAATTAGATACTCCTAATATTATTTTACTTTGATTAATAATCTCATTTGCTGCTTGATCAAATGCAGGACCATGCACATTTTTAATTCCCCAATTTTTCCAACTTTCTGGATTATTGCCCCATACATGCAAATCAAATTTTTCTTGCACGGCAAGAAGCAATTCTTTCCTCATTTCCGCTCCATAAGGAGTTCCCATGAAAGTAACATCATAAGGTTTAGTATGATCAATCGGCGGATCAAAAGGACGGAATACTTTTTCATCTCCCGCATGAAGAGGAAAATAATAAAATGGTAATCCTTCTTTTTTAAAACGTTCTCTTCTTCCCAATTCTTCGCCTAACCATAAATCACATTCTTTAATAATATTATAAATTGCAGGACGGCGATCACAATTATCGAATGTCCAAAACCACACTGGTGCTTTAGTTTTTGATTTCCATTCACGTATCTTTTCGGGACTCACTTGATTACCATTAAATGCAAGAATAAGATCAGCTTCAAGAACTGATTCCTCATCATTCACTGTAACCTTGATAGGCCAAAATTCTTCCCATCTAGGATAAGTGTGACCTCCATAATAAGATAAAGTATGGTGAATATTAACTTCATCTCTCACTTGACCTTCATTCAATCCATCGTTATAAAACATTGAGATATTCATACAAATTTAGGATCAGTCCAAGAAGGTTTAAATCTTAAATTTGGATTTGGTAAATTTAATTTTGCATACCAGATATCAGGACTCCCTACTCGTACAATTCCCCATTTTTTTTCAAACATACTGCGATTACGTGCCAAATAATCATCAGCCTCAGGAAGCGTAAATGTTCCTGAGATCTGACTAATATGATACGCAAACACTCCACGCCAACGTAGAGGCTCAACACCAGCAAGCACACACTGGTAGAGCCAGTCCGAATCGCCATTTGAACCCCATGGATCATATCGTTCATCCCATCCGCCAATCTTTTCCCAAAGAGATTTTTTAAAAAGAAATGGATAAGAATTCCCTGATTCCATTTTCTCCTCCCGCAACTCCAATGCCATCTTCTCAAACTTTACCCAATCAAATGTATCAGGAGTGGTTCCACAATCGCATTTTACAAATGGCGGCGCATAACCCCTCCCAAAACGATCTGGTTCCATGCAATTCATTGAAACTACATCGCTCTCCAAGTGCTCAAATATCTCCTCCCAATTCGACGGCAAAACTGTATCATCATCAATAAGCATTATCCATTCATTGCTCGCTTTCCGCACCATAACATTGTTCGCGTGCCATTGGCCTTGAATATCTGAAGCAATTACATATGTTGCGGGCAAATCTTCATATCCTTCAATATTCAATGCGGGATTCACACATACGATGATTTCATGTTTTTCTTTTGAATACTTATGGATAGATTCAAGACAAAGTTTAACAAAACCTTTGTCGGTTTTTGCGTATACGGGAATGATAATTGATATTTTCATAATTCTTGAGTAAAAGGCGATTCTATATTATGCCGTTCATGAAAATAATTTTCATCATTTAAAAGCGTTGCAGCACCGATATGGATAATAATAGTTTTATTGGTATAACACATTATACTGTTTGCTTCTCCTAATCTTCTCCCAAAACTCCATTGATGATATATTGCCCTGAATCTCTCATCGTACCCTCCCATTTTTTCAAATAAAGACCGTCTCATGAGCATCAATCCCGCATCATTCCACATGTTTATATTTTCTCCTTTCCGCAATCCTTTAATTTGTTCTCGTGTATAAGGATTCTGTCCTGGCATAATCACATCTCCATTTTGTGATTCCATTTCTTGAATAAGCGTTTGGAGCCAGCCTTCCTGCACAAACACATCATTATGCAAAAGACATATATACGGATAAGATACAGTAGATAATTTAACGCCCATATTTACCGATGCCGCATATCCTATATCTTGTATCGTAATATGTTTATCCAATTCAATAATATTATATTTTCTGTTCAATTCTCCCACAGGATCATTATCAATCAATATCAACTCATATTCTTCTCTATCAGTATATGCTTGTACTGTTCCTAAACACGCACTGGTAATATGGCGAGAAATTTTTAAACGATCATACGCTACTACGATAATCGATGTTTTATTCATAAAACAATTTTCTCCGCGCAAATCTGAAAATTTGGATACATATCATGCACAATGTAATCATCCCGAATCCAAAGCACTTTAAAATCAGTTTGTTCCAATATCCATTGTAGATATTTCCGCGTATATCCCCAATAATGCGTATCGTACAGCGTGCGATGATGACAATATAAAAGACGCAATCCCCATTCCAATTCTTTTACCGTTTTCGCTTCCAAAAACATTTTTGCTTGTTTCTCTCGATCATCAATATCAATAATAAGTTGACCGCCACGTTTCAATACGCGATACCATTCCCACAATGTTTTCCTAAATTCCACTCTTTTAAAATGATCTATCAAATTCACGCATAATATCTCATCCACTGTCTCATCCGCAAACATCAATAAATCTCTCACATCTGCTTTTATATCCGCAACCTTATTGTACATGTTTTGCCGAAACGGATACTTATAATATTTATCAATAGTTGTTTTACAAATTTCCACTAATTCAGGATGTTCTGATGCCAATTCCCCTTCTAAATCAATGTTCTGATATCCCTCCAAATAAACAGTTCCCGACGCTAAATGGAGTTTCATAACTTTTTCAAGATTACCATGCTCGTTGAAATAATCTCATCCACTGAAGGAATCATACATTTATATTTCGGATGATTCCTGAAAATCTGCACTGCTTTCCCCACCTCATGTTTCCCTTCTTCAGGCTTTTCATAATCATGAAACATGATTGTGCCTTCCTGTTTCACGAACGGAAACCACCCTAAACAATCCCAAAATATATTCTTCATATAATGTTCACCGTCAATAAACAACAAATCAATCTCTTTATCCCATGTTTTACAAATCTCTTCAGATTTTCCCCATAAAATCTGCGTATTTCTTATTCCTTCCTGTTCAATATTTTTATCCGCTTTGCATCCTTCATTTTCTTCAATGCCAAAACAATAAACATCAGGACGAAATGATGATATTGCCATAAGCGACGATCCATTCGCCACGCCAATTTCTACATATATGCCATTTAAAGGAATATACATCGCTTGCTCTAAAAGATGCAACAAATCTTCTTTATACAACCCACGCGAGAGCTTTAACCGTTCACAACGTTCATTGTAAAGTTTTTCTTGATCAGGGAATTCTTTCATATATAAATCTTTCTCCATTCAGGATTCTTCCACGCTAAAAGTCCATTTCCTACTTGCGGAGGACCTTGATGAAAACCAATCGCTTTATACACGCTATATCCGCGATCTAGAAATTCATCAGCAACCCAACCAGATACATGCCCTGGATGAGGATACAATCCATCAGGTGTCCAAATAACAATGAGATGACGGACAATTTCGTCTAAATGATCTAAAAGAACAGTCGCATCTGGTTTCGGATAATATTGAATTACATCCATCAATGTCACTACATCAAATGTTTCATTCCATAATTTTCCATTCTGAGTAAAATTTTCATGTATCTTTTCCCATGAAGCATCTAAATAATGACCCATACCTTCCTGCACATCTTCAGGAAATGATCCCGCATCCATCGCTATTTTACGAGGCATTGAATTAAAACCGCGCATTTCTTGCGCCACCAATCCATTTCCTGTGCCAATATCAAGCCACGACCGCCAAGTATTATTATAGGGAATAAATTGTGAAATGAGATTATTAATTCTCGCCATATATTCATTCTAAACCATTAAATAAATCGATAAATTGTCGAGCGCTATATTCAGCATTTGCCACTGTCGTTACCCGTTCAATGACTTTATTGCGATAAAATTCATACGCCTCCCGCGTCATCTGATTAAACCCGCGCCAAAAATTATCAGTATTAATCTTTGGAATATTCCGTTCATCATTCACATTTATAGACCCTTCTGGTATCGGATCATTATCTAATGCGATTCCTGCTCCGTCCACAATTTCTTTAGCACCTCCAGAATTGACGGTAAGGACTGGGAGTCCCATTGCGAGAGCCTCACCCACAGTACCTGGAGAATAATCGCAGAACGATAATTGAAGATAGAAATGACACTTATGATAATGCTCAAAATCATGAAGCATGCCCATGTAATGGATGAAAGGAGATCCAGAATCACCCTCTTTACCGCCAACCCACAAATGGATATTCCTGCCTTGATCATTCGCTTCGCGTACCAGTCTTTCAGTTTCTGGCAAACGTTTCCAAGCTCGCCAAATTGCCGTAGTTGCGACATCGATTCGTCCTCCTGGGAGACATATCGGATATATAGATCCGAAATTAGGTATCCCCGCATTAAAAATAATCGAACCTTTTTTCTCTCCAAACGCCCGCCATGTCATATTACGGGCAAATGTTGACTGATATGCTACTCCTGCACAGTTATCATACACTGTTCTCAATTTTTTATTATTAGCGCTTTCAAAATTTCCTATATCTACACCATGACACCAGAGATATACAGGAACTCCATATTGTTTTACGTCATTCCATAGAGCTGATTGACCAATTACCAATACCACATCAGGACTCCCTTCTACTGTTTCATGACCTATTTGTTTAAATCCCCATTCAAGACGCTGCCGCATCCCGCCGTAGGTAAGATGATTCGAAAGTGCAATAATTTGAATTTTCATACTTCTATAATTCTTCCTGGAGCACCCGCTATCGTGCTAAAAAACGGATAACCTCCGGCTTGTCATCATCTTGATTCATAAATCCAGAACGGCGGATATAATTTACATAAGTAAAAAATGGCAATGCCTTGCTTTTATTTTTTCTTGTTAAAAGATACATCATCACGGCATCATTTCCCCAAGGATTCCCTAATTCCTTCCCTCCATCCATATATTTCGGTCCATACATTTCCAAAAATTCAGGAAATTTATCTTTATAATAATCCGCAAATTTGTATGGACTGCCAGTTTCAAATAAATAAAGATCAGGAATTTCATTTAATAATTCGCGTTTGAATATAAAACTTCCCATCCCCAACTTTCCACTTTTGATTGATTCCATTCCATCCCCTTGTTCTTTATAATTCGGTGTTTCTCTTACAGAACAATATTTTAACCTTACCACTAATGCTCCAAAATGAAATACACGATATTGTGGATGTTCATTTATTGCCCAATTCAAACTATTTAAATAATTCCGCAAATATTCATCATCTGATTCTAAAATACAAATCCAATCATTTGTTGCGGCTCTCATGCCTGTATTAATTGCTGCACATCTCTGTTTCCTCACCTCATGCTTAATAATTTTCATTCGTGGTTCTTTCGCCGCATATTCCTGCAATTTCTCCCATGTCCCATCAGTTGAACCGTCATCCACCGCAATCAATTCCCAATTCTGATACCATTGATTAAACACTGAGAGAATAGACCGTTGCATCAGATTCTTTCTTTGACAAGTTGGCATGATAATAGAAAACGTGTTTTCACTCATAATTTCGTCCTATTAATTAACGGCTCAATCTCATGTTTAAACACATAATCGGGATTCCTGAATTTGCGAATAAATGTATGCTCTGCCAACACTGGATTATTTTCAATAAAATAATTGATCTTATTCGCAAGATTCAAAAAATGCTTTTCTTCGTCATGGATATTAAGTTGCGTTGAACCATTATCGCCGCTTAACGCATCCACCGCAGAACCAAATGGCTCATAAAGCACATTCTTATCTCCATAAATGCTACGCATGGGCGGGAAATGATGATTCAAAATGCAAAAATTCTTGCAAAGTATCGCTTCCTGCGTTACTAAAGAATACGTTTCCGAAGTCGAAGGATGAATGTATATATTGGAAAGAAGGAATAAATCTTTCACCATCTGCCGTGGACAAGAATAGTTCGTTTCCGGTTTCCACATCGAAGTAAATGTGATCTCTTTTTCCTCCAATCCCCATGATTTTGCCAGTTCCACCAATCCGCCATCACCATGCCGTTTATAAAATGTTTCTCGATATGCCAATTTATCATCTCCTGTTGAAGAAAAATCCATGATAATCAAACGCATGTCTCTTCCTGTCCGCTTCACTGATGCCATCATGCGGATATTGTACTCGACTTGTTTTCCGCGATCCAATCGGCAAGGATACACATTGATCACATCGGCAGAATATAAGTCTTTCTCTTTGATAAGTTGCCGCGTCAATTCATGAAATCCGAAATATTCAGCCAAATCAGTCGGATGATGAACACAGAATACTTCATCCAATTCATAATGATAATTCCTTGCCACACGCGGGCGATCCCAATCATTTGGATATGCCACTACTGAATTTGGAAATTTTGGCTTTATCAATTCACTTGCTTCAGGAATATTGCAATGAATGGAAGGCGAGGTCGCTGAATGGCACCAATGAATCCAAAGCAAATCAGGGCGTTCTATTGCCAATCGGCGTGAAGCGATATTGAAAACAATATGAGCGCATTGCAAAGTAATATCATGCGCCAATACCACATCGATATCTGCTAAATGAACTTTTAATGCTTCATACATCCGACCAGTCTCCATCTTCCAATCATTATTCAGATTGCCGTAATTATCGCGTTGAGCTTTCGGTAATTTCCTTAATATAACCATAGGATGCGCATAAATCCCCTTCGGTTCAAATGCTTCATCAGCTAAAAAAACAATGGAATATCCATTGTTCACGAACATAGAAATTTGATCCTCCACTACATTATTCAAAGAATAAGAAGGATCTATGGTATAAAATGTTGAAAAAATTGCAACGCGCTTTTGTTCCATATTGGAATTATACCACCCACAGGGGGAGCGAAGCAACGCTCTGCTCCCCCTTGATGGTTCTGGCTATTAACCAGTTGATGTCTGCGAGATAGAGCTGGAAGATTGAGATTCCGAACTGGATGACGATGAAGACGATGTCGCAGATATACTACTCGAGGAACTCGTCGTTTCAGAAATCGAAGAACTCGATGAAGAGCTTGTCGAATTACTGATCGATGAACTCGACGAACTCGAAGAACTAGACGAGCTAGAACTCGAGGAGTAAGAACTAGAACTCGATGAATTAGAAATCGATGTACTAGAACTAGAACTCGATGAGCTAGAACTCGATGAGCTAGAACTCGATGAAGTAGAAGTCGACGTCGTTTCAACGCTTATGCCAGTTTCCCAGCCATACACTGTAACGGTGCCGCCCGTCGCAGAAGTGGTAATACGCATCACGGTATCCACCGCCCGTGAAGGACGGGGAATGGGATAAGGAACTACGACAGACGAATCTCCCGCCATTGAAAGCGAAAAGAATATATGATCGCCGTCGTTTACCTCATCCATGAGCGTTACCGTACATGCCGCGGAAGCACTCACTACAATGTTAGATACAACGTATCGGTTCCCAGACTGCGGAGTCCACACGGCTGCTTCAGTGACCGCACCAGACCATGTATACGATCGCACAGTCGCCTCACCCGCGGTATGCGGATTAGGACCAAGATACGCAATACGTTCCAGCAATTCTCGCTCCGTATAAAGTTTGGGAGCAGACATAGTTTATTTCTCCTCTATCTTTGCTGGTTTCGCCTTGCGTTCATGCTTGCAATTATCGCAACATGCGTCAGCAGTCTCAGGATCTATCCCATACAGATACCATTTGTTGATAATAGCTCCGCAAGTTGGACATTTCATAAGGCAAAAATCAATTATTGAGTGCCTGTCGAACCATAGACACCGCGCCAGTCAGAGAACCCGACCGTGAACCTCTCGCGCACTTTATAAAGTGCAACATCCGTATCGAATGACTCATCCTGACCGAATTCAGGACGAATGCGCCACACGAAATTGAGCTGATGAAGCCCTGAATCAAGCACATACCATGCTTGAGTCAAATCAAGATAATCCCACACTACCGTCTTCAATCTCCCTTCGTAGGGATTGATCTCATTGTAGTTAGTAGCGGTTCTTCCTGAAGACTTCAAGAGCACCAACACTTCCTTTTCCAATTCTTTTGGAATAAGAATCGTGTCGGGGCGCACTAATATTTTTTGACCCTTCGCATCAAGCGTGCCTCTCATGCCGACAAGCGTCGTTTCAAAAGTAGTTTCTGAAGGCGCAGTATTTCCAGAAAGTCTATTTGACTGCACCGTACCGCCGTCTTCACGAGCATGATTGGTTACGCAAAGATACGACCCATCGCCACCAATGCCTAAAGTGAAAGAATTATCAAAGATATCCGCTGCTTCTGTTTCCTCGGTTTGACGCGCCGCGTCACCGAGTTTGGACGGCATCTTTGTCATGATATTGTAAAGATCGTCCTCCCACATTTCTTTCGTTACTTTGAATCCTTTCGCAAACTTCACTGGGGTATAGGTGTAATCGAATCCTTGACAATTTTGTTACTATTCTTGACAAAGTAATCACTTACGATTACACTATACTTATGAATACAATGTATCGTAATAAACAATGGCTTAAAACTCGTTATTTTAAAGACCAAATGTTAATGTCTGAGATCGCTGATATGTGCGGTGTCCAAAGAGAAACTGTGGCAAGATTTTTTTTACGATTCGGTCTTAAGGGACGTTCTCACTCCAAACGCCATATGGGAAAATGGAATGGTAGATGGAAGGGTGGTAGGCAACATAGAAAACTGTATGGCGGAAAACATTTTTCTACCAAGGAGTATATAATGATTCCTCTTAATGGACGACGTGTTAGAGAACATCGTCTCGTAATGGAGAAAACATTAAAACGATCACTTAAACCAGAAGAAACCGTACATCATAAAGATGGAAATACCATCAATAATCATCCTGATAATCTAAAATTGTTTCCTACCAGAGAAGAACATCGTGATTACGAAATAATGCTTAATTATTTCGTGAAACGCCTGCTCTTCGGTGACTTGAAAACTACCAACCGCACGAAACTTATAGCCATGTTTGAGAATACTTTGTCAAAGAACGATCAAGATATTTCTACTTGACTCTCCATGTCGCCATGGAGTTCGGACTATACCATCATCCAGAAGGATGTCCTTATTATAGTCTCTGAACCTCTCAGAGATTTTTTAATTTCTCTGATTTGGCTGCTGATTGTCTCAAAGAGAGTTTCCAGCAATTTAAAGGATTTTCTTACAATCTCTCGACTGTAAGCCGCTACAAAATTAACGGGATCTTCGTATGTTATAGGACCGCCTTCCGTTGTCTCCACTAACTGTCCGAAACCGGACACTGAAGTATCGCGGAGATCACGCCGGTCAGTCTCGATAACATGGAAGATCTGACTATAAATCTGGGGAATTTGCTGATATTGGTCGAAGAATATCTTCCTGAAGACTGGTTCAAGCAAGTCCCCAAAGTTGGCACGCGAAGTGCCAGTGCCAGATACTGCCATATATTATTTCTTTCATTAACCACCAAGGAATTGAGATTCCATGATTGAATAGAGACCTCTTGTTGAGTCTGAAGGGTCGACTCCCCAGATAAAGAGCTGTGCAACCACATTAAATGCGTTGCCGCCATTGTTTTCGTCCACCTCGTCCTCGTCCAGAAGGTCCGTATAAGAACCGAGCTGATCCGAGGATCCTGAAGATGTAGTGGTACTAATCGCCGCATCCGGTTCACATGAGAAAACCGAAAATGGATCAATATCAATTACTGCCTGCACATACCCAGTTGTACGCGACGAGTTATCCGATGCGCATACCACGGTCTGTGTCGATGGAGTATATGTTGCACCCGTAGTTTGCTTCGTATTCTCGATATCAGTGCCGACATTATCTACAATACCAGTCACCACACCGAAAATACGCGCGCCTGCGGTTGCAAGTGCCACGAACCCATTCGTATCTATTTTCACGAAATCTCCATTTGTGAGCGTTACGCTATCATAGATGCGAACTATCTTCAAAATGCCCGAGGTGCGACCCGCCAAGTTATATACGAGCTTGGCTCCTGTATTGGTCGCTGCCATAATTACTTCCCTTTCACCTTGTTTTTGCGGTACTCTTCCGCCGTCATCTTAAATATTCCCGCTATTCTTTCCTCTTCAGGAGTAAGAGAATCGGCAATTTGAGATGAAGGAATTGAAGCGCCGCCGCCGCTTTGCGCGGCCAAGTTAGCTTGATAAAGTTCGATAAGTGCTTCTCTCTTCCCCGCGGCTTTTTGTTCCCCGATTGATTTAAGATAAACGGATTTATCCAAAGCGTCTTCCACTGGAATTCCTTCCTTCAGCAAAGCACGAAAATACTTCTGCGCTTCTTCATCGAATTTATTGTCGAATTCAGGCCGATTTGAGCGATATGTTTCAATCCGCTGGTTGATGGATGCTTGACGCATATCATCAAGCTGTTTTTCAATCGGTCCAATTCGCTTTTGCAATTTATCTTCGAGAAGCGGTTCAATGATTTGCATAGGAGCTTGCGGAGTTAAAGTTTTACCTTCTTCTTCGTCTATGACTTCTAAGATGCGCTGATTATTAGCGATCTTTTGTAAGATAGGTTCAGCTTTATCCCATTTTTCCTGCACTTGTTCAAGCGTAGATATTCGAGCCTTGTCTGCATCCCATTGGGATTTTAAATTCTGGAATTCCTTTGTGGATTCTTTATACCGTTTTTCCCAATCAAGTTGGGGCGCGGGTGTAGCCATTTGTTGCGCAGGTTGGCTGTCCTGTCCGTCCTTCGGAGGGTTTGCTTGCGCGTCCTCCTTCTGGGTTTGGTCTGGCATAAATTGTTTGGCCTTCCTTCCCGCGGGTTAGGATTCCCGTCCGCTAAAAAGGGTTCGGCATTAATGATAAGCACTCGGTTCTTAAAGAACCATTTTTTCCCGCCAGGTACCCGAAGCAGGAAAAAACAACTCTCTAATTATCCCGAAACTCCTTTTTCCATTTATTAAATTTTTCTTCTCCCATCTGCTCTTTAATATGCGCTAATCTCCGCTTTGATCCTTCCCAATGAGTTTCATTCACCACATCCCGCGCAATATGCCCACAAATAATATCCGTATCCGCGTAAATTTTGAATCCTGCATCCTGCGCCGCCCTACAGAATCCAAAATCTTCTCCCATAAGCCGTTCTCCCGTTTCAGGAGAAAGTTTAACGGAAAAATAAGGCTTCACTAATTTATCAAATACTGTTTTTTTAATCAGACACGCGCCGAGTCCGCATCCGTCAACCTCCATCAATCCTTGATAATCCTGAATGGCATCATACCGTTCCGAATTCTCTTTATTTTTCAAATAAATCTGCGGCTGATACGGCGCCTGCCTATTGAAATACAATGCCGTGACAATATCTTTTTTATGCACCAACAATTTTATAATTACCTCAGCGGGAGGAAGCGTATCATCATCCAAGAAAAACAGATAATCTCCCATCATTTTCGCCACAATCCTATTGCGCCCCACATCAATCAACGACCCCACTGAAAATATCGGCTGTACTTCATGCCCATGGGCCAATGTCGCCACCATTATTTCTCCATACCCATACGCAAACGACGAATCGCACCACCCTTTCGTCGGGATGCCAATCGTAATTTTCAGATTTTCTTTTGCCATTCAAGCGATATTAAATATTTTTCTCCGAATTCATGCACCGCTTTGCAGTACGCCGCCATCTTATAATTTTTTGCGCGAATCGCATCGAAACGCATACTTCCCAAAATATCCAATGTTTCCTTCAGCGTTTTCTTATCCATCTTCGACATGGCAATCTGGATTTTTGTCTTCTGCGCACGCTCAAGCGGAAGATTCTTTGTCGCAAGATGAAAATCCCAATTTGAAGGAAGATCAGGCATTGCCTTCTTGCGGCGGATATATTCCGCTTTCCCCTGATCAGTCTTTAAAAACTTCCACATTGACATACTATGCTCTCTGTTTTTTAGGCTTCCATCCCGCCTTCCGCATCGCGCCATAAATATATCCGCGCGCCCGCTCGCTTGTCGCAGAACCGAATTTCTTACGCGCTTTCGCTTTCAAAGCGCGTTCCATCGCCTTTGGCATACTACATCCCTTTTTTGCTCTTTCCGATTTTGCGGAAAGATTTAAGATCAGGGCGCAAATTCATGGACATGCCCTTAGTGGGCGCTTCATGAAGTTTTTTCCCGATATGCGCTTTCATTATCTTTTTATTGAAATCAACAAATTTATTGATAGGCATATTATTTACCTTTCTTCTGCCGCTTCTCGACTTTAAGCGCGGCATCTTTAATATTCTTGATAAACTTTACAATAACCTGCGCTTCCATCTGATATTCCTTTATTATTTCAGAATCCCTAATAGTCAACACTCCTTTTCCTAAAAGATCAAGCCGGTTCTGCAATAACTTCACCAGTACTTGGAAATCCTTATTATACCACAGTTCCGCCAATGAATCCTGTGTTTTTTCCGAAACTTTTATCATAATCCTCCTCCCACCGTCCCCATATTCCTCGCAGGAAGGACTTCTTGCCCGATTGACGGAGTCGCTGGTCCGCCCGTTTGGGAAACCGTGAACCTGTTTGAAAGGGCCGTAGGAGGACCGCCAGTAGGTCTAGGGCCTATAGGCAGACCTCCGGCAGGACCGCCCATTCCTCCCATGCCCCCTTCAGGACCCTTCTCTATCGTGTATTCGTCAGGGTTTTCACCCGTTGCCTCCAAATACTTTTCGACCAATTTACGCTGATCTATTTCTGGATGACCAACCAAGCGATCATACCTGATTGTCGCCTTCTGTTCTTCCATCGCGCGGCTTACTGGCTGCGTGCTGCCAGGGAGCACTTTAATATCCACTTCCCCCGTAATATCTTCGGGATGCGTAGTAAAATATATTGTCTTTCCTTTTTTTGTCATTTTTGGAATCATCCTGAACTGTTCTTCCGCGATCGGCTTCCCATTTTCCCCGATTACCGACTCAATCTTCGGAATCGAATAAAATTGCTGAATATTCGCAATCCTCAACCTCGCCGCTCTCCTCAAGGCCATCCTTTCCATCAACCGCAGCTTCATCCTAATCCGCTTCAGTTGCGTCTCCTTCACGATTGCCACCTCAGTCGCCGTCGTGTCCCCGCGCATGGGAGGCTGCGGGTCGATTCCCGTCGCCCGCACGATATCCTGCATGAGCGCTTCATCTTCCCGATACGCCTCGTTATATAACGGCCTAGAAGGAATCGGCACAATGCTTCCAGGCGGTCCTTTATATATCCCATGAGGACGCGAAATAAAATCATTGTCATCCAATTCTATCCTATCATCCACTAAAAATTGAGTCTGAATATTCAAATGCACCGTGTCAATCCGCATATTCCTCAGCGTGTCTCTCTCCTGTTGCAATCCCTGCACAATTTTCGGCTCCCCAATTCCCCACACCGAATGAGGAAGCGGCACATCCGTGCCCCACACAAATGGAAAATCTTTATGCTTATACGGAATCGGGTTATCAGGCTTCGTCAATAATATCCCTTGGCAGCGCAGGTGATACAAATCCTGCTCCTTATTATAATAATGCAGCAATTCCACCTGGTTATTATCAAGTTCCATGGTGGGCTTAAACCACGGCACGTATTCCAACGACTTCTTGCCCTCAATCACGTATTTGAAATTCTGATAATGGCCATGCCATTGCTTCGCGGTATCATAAGAAACAATTTGCCGCTTTACGCAATACCGCGCCTTGGAAAAATTCATTGCCATCTCATCCACATAAAAATCCTTCAAGTTAATCGTTTCAAAATAACAATCATCATATTCCTGGCGCTCAACCTTCTTCCACTTCTTCGGCTGGTTTGTCTCTTCATCCATTTCAGAAATGCTTTTCACTTCCCTATTCTCTTTCCGATAATATTCCTCTGCAACGGCATTCCCGTAAATTAAAAAATCCTTGGCAAAATAATAAAGCTCAAGGTCTCCATCTCCCTTTTCCCACGTATAATCCCATATCGCCTGCAAATTCTTCGCCGCTTTCTTATCCCCAGGTTCGCGGGGGCGCAGACTTATCCCAGGCGATTGTTCAATCATCTCCGACAACGCCGTTTCCACTATCGCAAACGTAGTCGGCAGTTTCAACTGACTCCGCCATTCCTCCTTTGGCCGCTCCTCCAGAAACATCTGGTATTGTTTATCCGCTTCATCCCACTCCGCTTCCTTCTTCGCTCTCACCTTCTTCATATACTCCATCTGCTCGGCAATCATGTTCAACTGCCTGCTCTCTTTCCCTTCAGGGATATACCAAGTATCGCCTTTCTCAGGCTTATAATACACATTAATATCCCGTGATTTTGAAGAGGGGGGCATAGGCAAACTGTGATTTATCTTTTCTTTCTTTCCCTTTCGGGTACGCCATCTGCCTTACATACGCAAACGCATCCAAAAGGTCATCGTGCACATTAAAAGGGAATCTCAATAGCTGATCTTCAAGCTCTTTCATCCCTTTTTTCAACCAGACGGAACGCGCGGCAAACATCGGCTGAAGCGCCTGGATTCTTCGCTCTTTATCCACGTCAGGCATCAACTCCTCAAGGCGGAAAAAAATTCCTTGCCGCTTCTGTTCGGGAGGAAGCGCGAGCGTAAAAAACCTTTGCGCCGCCACCCGTTCCACTCCCACCCGCTGCGGCCTCCATTTCTTGTACATCCTAAAAATTTCATCAATCAACTTGTTCGGCAACATCCTTTCCTGCATATAGTCTACCATATACAAGTTATTTTCACTATCCACCGCGGCAACCACAATCGCGGAAAAATCAGCTCTCCGTGATTCTGACACCGCAGGATCAATCGTCATGAAAATATTCACCGGCTTCCTTTTCCCGTCAGGAAACACAAGCGCCCCATTCTGCGCCACTCCTTCATGATATTGCAGCCAGCTTTTCTTGAATATCGCGTTTTCCTGGTCCACCGGCTGGTTAAGATATTGGCAGGAAAAAAGGTAGGGCCCTTGGCTTATCTTCTGCTCTGCCAAAAAATCCTCAGTCAAACGTTCGGGAAACAGCAATTTTCCGCTGCCGCTTACCGCCTGCTTCACTAAAATATCAAAGTTATCCTCCTCCGCCGCCATGATATGTCCGTATAGATCCGCATAATCCCAACGCGTGCCTATCAATATTATCCTTCCCGTCGGTTCCAGAAGCGACAATAAAAGACGATAATGCTGAATCACCTTCTCCACTTGTTCTTTCGTCCCCACATTCTGGTCGCTCACCAAATCATCCGCAATGATGAAATCATAGTGCATCCCCACCTTCACCACATCCACTCCTCCTATACTTACCGTAGACTCCTTCAAATCAAATCTTGTCCTTCCTTTTACCGTGAATTCAAATTTCGTCCATGCGTTCTCATTATATTGAGATCCGTAACGATCAATCAACGTTTGATTCCTCAAAAAATGATCCTTGATTGAACCTAAAAATTTTACGCTGTTCACCAAGCGTTCAGAATCAATCAAAATCCTGATATCAGGATTCTTGAGTATTTCCCATATCGACATCCCCATCGTTATGCAGCTCGACTTGAACGTTCCCCGCGGCATCAGTATCAATTTCTTCCTCTTGTTGTTCTTCCATTGGGTTGCGAATTTGCACAACTCCTGATGCGGAACCGGCATCATCTCCTTGAATCCCAGACATTCCTTGTTGAACGTGTACAAATCCTTCATCTCCAGCTCCCTCTGCTTCGCGTGAACGAGTTGTTGTTCCAGCCGCTGGTATTCCTTCAGCAGGAATTCCTTCTCGTCTTTCGGATTCATCGAGTTCTTTAATTCTTGACTCAATGAACTTGAGCTTGGTAATGACTCCTTCAGTGTCGACATTTGCGTTGACATTAACTTTCAAAGATTGATGTTTTATATTGACATTCTTCTCAATGGGGGCCGCGCGGTCGAGAAGCATTCTTGCGGCAGCAATGCGAGTCGTATTATCTGGAGCTTTGTGGATTTGCTTGTTCCCATCCTTATCCCATCGTACCACGTCTTTTGTGGCAAAAAGAAGACTGTTTACCTTCGCGAGAAGTTTTTCCAAAGGAAGGCCATGGTCTTCCATGTAACCCACCCATGCGTTGCGGAAAAATGGTTCTCTGTAAATTTTTTCTAATTTCTGTTTAGGCCTTTTATAATAACGACTGACAGAATCAAAGAGTGGTTCATCCTTTGTGATAATATCAGACAAAAGTTTTTTTTCTTTAGGGAGAAGGAGGTCCCAAGCAGTTGAATTTTTATCACGACGGCGAAGAGACATATGGAGGAATAATACACTTTTTTTAAAATTTTTTCAAAAATTTCACACTACAGAAGATGTAAATATTTTTATCTTACGCGAGGGGGTCGTACCCCTACCCGTCACCGCTAATTTAAGCGTCGTACAATGTGTATTATACGACGCATAGCTATTAAATAACTAACCTTAGCGATTAAATGGCACACAAAAAAGATAAATAGATAGAATTAGAGAGTAATAAGGTGTATTTTAACATCTACAAAATAAAAATGATAGCATATCAACACGAAACGACTTTCGCTCATTCTCTTGCTTCTTTTACCTTTATTCTTCTTATTTCACTAAGATTTTAGTTCTTATATCAATTACTCTCGGCGTTTTCGTCCTGTCATACCATATCCACAACTCTTTTCTCACCCCTTCAGGCACCTCAAACTCATACATTGCCCTCCGGTCAGCAGGACTCGCTAACCTATTAGACTTCACCTGCACAAAAACCACCCCCTGCGCACAACAGCAAATCATATCCCACAACCCAAACAAGTCAGTCGAACCCCAACGCGAAAACTTAGCTACCTCTACTTTGTACCCCTGCGCAACAAACCAGTCACGAGTCTTGTTTTGGTTACGTCTACCCTTAGCTACCGTGTGCATATACCTACATTGTACTCTCCCAACACCATAAAACCAAAATTTCGCTAACCTATCACAATATGAAGATACTACATCTTCATGTTCATGCTATGTTCATGGTCATTTCTAGGCTAACATTAGCCATAGATTAGCTCAATATGAACATTGAAGATCTTTAGGGGGGGGGTTGAGGGGTACCCTATCCCACCCCCCCCTCCTCCTCTCCTACCGACCATGAAGATCCCATGAACATCGTTCCTACATGAACATCTATATGTTCATATATATATATTATAAAATAATAATAGGGTGACTGTCAAGGGTAGTGAAG